AACAAACTAGAGGCAACGCTTGAGCTAGAGGGCCAGGCGGTGATTGTTGCTAAGGAGCTACAAGCGGCAAAACTGGTAGAGGACGAAAGCGCCCTTATGTCGCATGAATTTGAGGCATTCTTAGCTAAAGAGACTGCAAAGGCGGATAGCACTTTCGACAAAGACCGGTTTAGCTTGGTCAATCTTTTTTCGCCCGGTGGGCCGTTTGACCGTTGGCGCCCCAACGCTCGACACTTCCAATTCGCCGCCAAAGCGCTACGGCAAAATCATGCAGAAGTTAGGTACATAAAAGGGCGCAAGTGGTGGCGCTTAATTGAGCAGCAAGACTAAAAAGGGGTGGGGGTGATAGGGGGGTGATAGGTAGGCACTTCTCTAAAAATAAATCAATCCGGGCTCAAATTTAATTATTCGGCCCGGTTTTCTTTTTACGGTTTTTCACTTTACACACTAAAAGTAGTTTAACGTTGTCAATTAGCAGAAAAATTAAAATATAGGGCTAGGGTGACATGTAAGTGGCAAAAGGTGACTCGGAAATTGGAGCAGTAACCCACCAAAAAACACCAATCATATTCCATTTTTAACCCCTTAGGGTGATAGGGTGACTTGAAAAAGTATATGGAGTATATAGAATAAGCATCTAAAATAAACAGGATAAATATTATGTATAAACAATATGCAGTATATGCGGTGTCTAGTTCTATGTAGCTAAGTAGGGAAAGTTCAAGTCACCCCCTCGTCCTACCACCCCCCACCATACGGGTGTATGGACTAAAATAAATCAGGCAAAGGATTGCATAAAATGGCCAAATTAATTGACCGAAAGCGCATTGGCAGAATGAGCCGAACCAAGGGGCATTCGTTTGAACGCCTCATCGCCAATATATTAAAAGTAGTTTATCCCGATTGCCGGCGACATTTGGAGTACCAGGGTGCTGAGGCGAATGGTGTTGATCTAGTGAACACCGGCCCTTATAAAATTCAGTGTAAGCGCGGGCGCAAGTACGCTAGGCCGGACGCGATCGAGGAAGTAACGGCCGACGAGCTCATGGGCGAAGTGCCCGTGTTAATCACTCAGGGCGACCGTAAACCCCCGCTAGTGGTGTTACCACTGGCCGAATTCACGCGAATGCTCGTGACGCTTAAAGCGCGGCGCGGGGCCTAAGATTGTGCTAAAGTTTTGTTGCCCCTCAGCCGATAGGCCATGAAAGGCGCAATAAAGCGGCCTTTATGTCTGAGGGGGCCGCACATGGCTGTTCTATGCGTTTTGGGCTTGGGGGGTATGTTGGTAGGGGTAATGATGCTTTCGGCCCGCCTGGGGCGGTTTTTGCAATCGGAGGGGGCAAGTGGGGGGTGAGTTACTGGGTCCGCCGCCGGACTATCAAGTTGTGTTGCTGGTAGCAGCCATAGTGGTCGGCGTGTTGTTCATAGTCGATTGCTTATGGCCGTTTGCGGCGTTTTTGCCCGAATGGTGATAGGGCTCGCCGCGTCACCCGGCGAATTTTGCCGGTAATTATCTTGCCTTGACAACGCGGGGCAGATATTATTGGCCAATGGACCAACGAAAACTAAAAACACATGCGCCCCTAAATGAATTTCGCCGGAATAAAACCCGCGAGGCATTTAGGGGCTATTTAATGTGTGTTTATAAACATAAGCCTAATTACAACCATTTGAGTAAATCAAGCCATGGACGATAAGCCTAAGCATGGAAGGCCCAAAAAGGTCGATAAAAAGCTTAGATGGGACACGCCGCTACCGCCGTCGCCGCCGCCTAAACAGAAAAAGAAAAACAGGAATCCAAAACCGCCGCCAGAGCAGTACCGTTGGCGCAAGGGCGAAAGTGGAAACACGAACGGTCGGCATAAGGAATTGCCTGAATTAAAGATATTAAAGAACCTAACCAAAAAAGAATTAGTCGATATTGGTAATTTAGTCGTCAAGGGCAACGTCCATCGTTTGCGCCTAGTCGCTGAAAACGCTTTCGATGAGCCCGTGATTAAATGCATGATGGCCCAAGTATGTTTGCGCATCATGGAAAAGGGCGATATGCAGGCGTTAGACGTATTGCTAAACAGGCTAATTGGAAAAGTAAAAGACGAAATACACCACCAAGGCGATTTTAACGCGCCGCAAGTCATACTGACTTTACCGGCCAATGGGCGCGAATCGGTGGTGTCTAAAAAGGCGGACCATGGACAGTGACATACAAAAAGAGCGCGGCCGATGAGCTCCCCGCGAAGTCGATAGCGTCATCAAAAAGCGCTTATTAGAACTAGAGGAAAAAAGACCAAAGGGCGCCGTTTATTCCATGGCGGTAATCATTGCCGAAGTGCAAGCGGCGATAAAAGAGTGGCACGATAAACGGTTGAATAAACCCTAACGGGTGGTGTTTTTAGCAGTGAATTCCTTAGGGGCTATAAATTTGGATCGGTTCGGGGTAGGCTGTTATTGCCCGCCGTTGTCACCTTACCGCTTTAAATCCCACGTAGGACACCACGCTATGAAAATAGAAGCCGTTGTCGTTTGCGTCAATTACTCCGATTTTCTTGCCCACTCGCTACCGGAAAACATATCGCACCTTTGCCGCATGGTGGTCGTGACCACTCCCGAGGATAAAGCAACGCAAGACCTTTGCCGGAAATTTGGCGTTGATTGCTATCCAACAAATTGCTTTTTCGAGGACGGCGATAAATTCAACAAAGGCCGAGCAATCAACTACGGCCTGAGTCACCTTCGCCATGACGATTGGGTTTTGCAGCTTGACGCTGATACGGTGCTACCTATGCGCTTTCGTCACATGCTAAAATACGCCAAGCTTGAAAAAGATACCATTTATGGTGTTGATCGGCTCAATACTAAGAGCTATGAAAACTGGCAAGAGCACAAATGGCGCACCCGGCCCCAACACCAATACCGTTACATGGTCACGCCCACCGAGCAATTCCCGCTCGGTTCGCGCCTGGTCCATGCCGAAATGGGCTGGCTACCGTGTGGCTATTTTCAGCTTTTCCACTCGTCGCAGCATAGGACTTACCCGATTAATACCGGGTCGGCCGAACACTCCGATGTTATGTTTGCGGCCCAATGGGATAAGCGGCGCCTCATTCCCGAAATGTTTGCCTACCACTTGGAAAGCGAACAGGCTAGCATGGGCATAAATTGGCAAGGCCGAAAAACAAAGCCCTTTGGGCCCGAGTTAGCCATAAAACCGCCTAAGAATACCTACGGAACAGGAAGCGCTTGAACGTTGCAGCCGAGACAATAGAGCGGAATTATGATGCGCCGGTTCTAAAGATCGGCCCCCAACCAGGGCCGCAAACAGATTTCCTTGCGACTAATGCGGACATAGCGATATACGGCGGCGCGGCGGGCGGGGGTAAAACCTACGCCCTTTTGCTTGAGCCCCTTCGCCATTACGACAATCCGCTTTTCGGCGCGGTGATCTTTAGGCGCCAAACTACTCAAGTCCGAAACCAGGGCGGCCTATGGGACGAAAGCGAAAAACTGTATCCGCTTTTTGGAGCTCACCCGAGGGAGTACAAGCTAGAGTGGGAATTCCCCAAGCGCCCAACGGTCAAATTCGCTCACCTTGAACACGACCACTCCGTCCTTGAATGGCAGGGCGGTCAGATACCCTTTATCGGTTTTGACGAACTAACGCACTTTACCGAAAAACAATTCTTTTACATGCTATCGCGAAACAGGTCTGATTCGGGCGTCAAGTCCTACGTCCGCGCTACGTGCAATCCCGATTGCGATAGTTGGGTGCGAAAGTTTATTGATTGGTGGATAGGGCCCGACGGCTATGCGGATAAGTCTAGGAGTGGTGTCCTTAGATACTTTATTCGGTTGTCGGATGACTCGCTCGCGTGGGCGGATACGGCCGAAGATCTAACGGATAAATACGGCTCGCAGCAATTGCCAAAATCGGTCACGTTCATACCGTCGTCAATTGCTGATAATCCGATCCTTCGCGAAAAAGATCCGGGTTACGAGGCGAGTTTGCACGCGCTTAACCGCGTTGACCGGCTACGGCTAAAGGACGGTAATTGGAACGTTCGCGCTAACGCCGGCTCGCTATTTCGTGAAGAGTGGTTTCCGGTCATTAAGCATATTCCCGGTGGGTTTATTTCGGTCGTGCGTTTTTGGGATAGGGCCGCGACTAAGCCTAACCCGGACAATCCCGAGCCCGATTGGACGCGGGGCTTAAAGCTATACCGTTACCCGAATGAAACTTACGTGGTAGCTGATCTAAAAAGCGACCGAAACACACCAGGCAAAATCGAAACACTCATCAAAAACGTTGCAAGCCATGACGGTGTATCGGTGCGCATTGTTAGTCAGTGTGATCCTGGAAGCGCTGGAAAGTCCGAGGCCGAACACTTTGTAAAAATGCTTCGCGGTTATGACGTTCGCACTAGGGCCATATCCAAGGATAAGGTAACGCGGGCTAAGCCGGTATCGGCCCAGGCCGAGGGCGGCGCGATATACGTCCTTGAGGCCGATTGGAATGCCGAGTTTTTCGGTGAATTACAGAACTTTCCCGACGGCCTACATGATGATATTGTTGACGTACTTTCCGGGGCATATAACGAGATTAGCGGCGCGTATTCACTGCTAGACGCTTTGTAGGGGCTATTTACATGAGCAATTGGCGCATCAAGCCTAGGGCTAGGGACTTGGAAGCGGTGCTAGGGCGTAAAATCGAGGCCGCTGCAAAGTCGGTAGCCGGTAAAATGTCCAATGCTACCATACAAAATAACGCAGGGCTTGCGGCGGCGTTTAACGTCAACGTCAACCAAAGCTTCCCGGCGAATCAGGGTACGCTATTTGGGAAACAAATCTCCCAAGCGACCACCGTTTTTGAAAACTTGCGTTATTACTTGGTGTCCAATTTCCGCCAGATTCTTAGCCAAGCTTATGTTGAGATCGGCCTTATTCAAACCATTGTTGATATTCCGGTAGACGACGGGCTGCGTGGTGGTATCGAATTAAAATCAAAAGAACTAGACGAATCCGAAATTCTTGAGCTACAGGGGGCTATCGACCGTGATGACGATATGCAGACCATCGCGCAAGCGGCAAAGTGGAACAGGCTTTTTGGCGGTGCTGGTCTTTTAATTCTTACCGATCAAGACCCGGAAACACCTTTCGATGTCGAATTGCTTGACGTAGGCGATAAGGTAGACTTCCATGCCGTCGATATGTGGGAACTATTTTTCGATAAACAAAACGATGAAGGCTTTGACCCACTAGATCAGGACGAAACTTTCGATTTTTATAGCTATTACGGTTATAAAGTCCACCGCTCAAGAGTGCTGCGCCTAAAAGGTAAAACGCCGCCTAGCTTCATTCGCCCTCAGCTTCGCGGTTGGGGTTTTAGCGTGGTCGAGGCCCTGGTTCGCTCCATCAATCAGTACCTAAAAGCTAACGACCTTGGCTTTGAGGTACTAGACGAATTCAAGCTAGATATTTACAAAATTAAGAATCTAACGAATTCGCTTATGTCGCCCCAAGGAACGCAAAAAATAACTGAAAGGGTCATGCTCGGTAACTATATAAAGAATTTCCAAAATGCCTTGGTTATGGATAGCGAGGACGATTATCAATCTAAGCAATTGAGTTTTACAGGGCTTGCCGAAGCTATGAGCGGTATTCGGATGCAAGTAGCATCTGATATGCGCATACCGCTGACCAAGCTATTTGGTATATCGGCCGCCGGTTTCAATTCGGGCGAGGACGATATCGAAGTCTATAACGCCATGGTTGAAAGCGAAGTGCGAACCAAGATCAAATATGTGATTTTGAAAGTGGTCGAAGTAAAATGCCAAGTGCTTTTCGGTTATGTGCCTAGTGACTTGACTATCGACTTTAAGCCCCTTCGCGTCATGAGCTCCGAACAGGAGGAAACGGTAAAGACCCAGAAATTTAACCGTCTATTGCAGGCTAGGGGCGCGGGCGAAATATCCTCGCAACAATTCCTTGACGCCTGCAATAAAGGCGACCTGTTTGATATCGCGATCGACACGGCCGAGGACGGCCTGGCCGGATATGACGAAAATGAGGCCGGCGCCGATAACGAAACGACCGAAGCCCAACCGCCGGGCGATTCAGGGGGCGCTAATAAGGTCGAATCGCAAAAGGGCACCATTGTTAAACAGCCAGACGGGTCCGGCAATAAAACGCGGTCTAAATCCTCGTCGGCAAAGCCACCGCCCGATCCTACAGAGCCGAAAACCGCTAACAGCGATGGCCTGCCCTTTGAAGTGGTGTTTAAGAACGCCAAAACAGGTGAGGCCCGCTTAATCACGGGCGCGGCACTTTTGAAGCTCTTGAAAAACGCCGAGGACGCGGAAAAAGGCAGTGTCGAGCGCTTTAGCCTTTCCGAACGGCTTAAGCGCGTATTTTCTAATTCGGCCGCATTCGACAAAGCCAGCTACGAGGCCGACGGCGGTGATCTTTGGATTGCAGCCGGGCGCCGTGAGTTTTTCGACGAGGATAAGGCCGACGATAAATCACTCTATTGCGCCGCTGTTCGCGCTTCGGAGCAAGCGCTAGGTGAAAGGCGTTGGCAATTTATTGTGTGGTGGTATCAAAAGCAGGGCGGACGGTTTCAAGCGGGCTAAAAACGAAAGGGGCGGTTTATGATTTGGCAGCCGGGAATGAATTTAGAGCAAGTAGAGCAAGCGGCGATCGAGGAAGCATTTAGGTTTTACAGGGGCAATAAAACGCAAACCTCTATTGCGCTTGGTATCTCAATTCGCACACTAGACACCAGGCTAGAAAAATATGCGTTCGACCGTGCCGCCGCCCTAGAGGCCGAGGACATGCGCCAACGGGCGAAGGAAGCTTTTGCCCGCCGCCAACGCGGCGAAGCGGTTTTAGACGATTTGGATATGCCGCCGGCGCCGGCCGCCAAGCCTAAAACCCCCGAGCCGGTAGCGGCCCAAAGCACCATGCCCCCGGCGCCCCCGAGGCCTGACCCGCGCCCGGCGCATCAACCGTCGTATCGGCCGGACCCGCGCAACGTGCGTCATGCCGGCGGACGGCGCTAAAAAGCGTACGGAGTATAACCCTTTGAAAATATTAGAGCTACCACCGCTTGCCACGCCCCAAAGCGATTGGGATAGGCTGGAAAAAGAGCTAAAAGCGGCCTTTAAGCGCATGATTTTCGAGCCCATGCTCGCGGCGGCCGAAATCCCAAAAAGCACGCTGCAAAA